ACCAGGAGGAGTGAGATGTTTGATAAAAATGTACAGAGGCTACTCCCTCTCGATGAGAGGTTTCGACAAGCTGAGCAATATACGCTCGATCTTGATGCGGTACCGAGTCAGAGGACGGAGCCGCCGGTGAGACCAGACATGATGTCCGGATGTCCTCACCATTCGATCTTTGTTTATGGGTGTCGCTATTGTGATCCCCGGTAGAGAGGAGGTGATCTAATATCTAGGGACCGGCTACGGCTGGTCTCTTTACTTTAGTTACTCCTTGGAGCTTTCTTACCCTCTAGTTATACACACGTATGATAGTATGATATGATACTAATAAGTTATACTCAGTGATATGGATACAGAAATTAAAAGAAAGCGGCGAACGTACTCAATCGATCCAGACCGAGCGTCTGATCTAGGACGGTCTCAAATTGAGATCTCTGATGAGACTAAGCGTAACGTCAACCGACAAGATATACTCGATGTCTTAGTCGAGTTACTCGCAACCGATAAAGACGTTTATAAGAAAGTCATCAACCGACTGGGGTAATCGTGGTATTATATTTTTATGAAAAAAGATACAAATCCAGTACGACTCTCTGAGATCGACTTTCTGATCAGCACTTATGATAATCGACCTGGACTCGAGCGAGTCATCCGGTCAGTCCTTGATCTATACCCGACGGCTAAAATCACAATCGCTGACTCAGCTGAAAGTATCGACCGATCGTATTACAAATCTCTCCGGGCTGAGGTTGATGGCGTTAATCGTATCGTCGTACATCATATCGCTTACAAGGCGTCACTGGGACGAGCCTTTAATGAGCTGGTCTCTCGGAGTAAGAGTAATTATAAACTCCTCCTTACTGATGAGGATGTGATTACTACCGACACTGATATCGAGGCAATGATCCGAGTGATGCGATCAAACAAAACGATCGGAGTGGTCGGAGGTCATATCAATACTGTCGAGGAGTCAAAACAGAAAGCTCTCAAGACTGACGAGGGAGATGTCTTTACTGAGACGACTGTCGTCAATCGGTTTATGGTCCTTTACACTGATGTCTTTATCTCTCTCCGGTTTAATGAGACAGCTGACGATTTTGCGGTTGACTTTAGTAACCGAGCGAAAGGACGACTCCCTTATAAAATGGCTATGAGTGGAGCGGTGATTACAAGTGATAAGGATTACGATAATGAGGAAAATGACGAACAATCCGACGGCGAGGATACTGGAGCAAATGCCCCAGGGGATGTACAAGATCCAGCTGGAGGACCAGACACTGAGGGAGGATCCGATCTCGATAGCTCATCTAGCCGGGAAAATGAAACGGGCAAGGATACAACTCCTCGTCGGAGATCGAGTCGAGGTAGTGCTTGATCCGCATCTCGGTAAAACAACTGATCGGATCGTTTGGCGACGATAACTAATGCACACTCTCCGGAGTGTGTTTTGTTTTGAGTGTGATATCATATAGTCATATGAAAATAACAAGAGATACAATCAAGGAATTGCACACGTTAACAGATAAAGTACGGACAGCTGAGGCGACAGCGAGTGAGATCCTCCGGACCGCTCAAGATCGCTTTAATCATGTGGAGGAGACGTTTGAGCGAGAGGGTAAAGAGATTACCGTCAAGCGTAAGGTCTTATGGGATGAGGTCTTTTTACTCGGAGCAAGTGATAACCAGGCGGCTAAGATTTTACAAGATCGTCATCCGGAGGTATTCGAGGCGTACAAGGTCCAAGAGGATGCGGCTGGAGAGTTGCAAAAGTTTGTTACTGTCCAGATGGATATCAACATGAAATCGATGCGGATCTCTGATTACGTTGCTCTCACTGAGGCGATGATCGATCTTAAAATGACTGAGCAAAATGGAAAGTAAGATCCGAGCTAAGCTAGAGGCTACTCTCTCCGGAGAGATGGCGACTAACGGTCAGTATGCTCTCGAGCATATCCTGGACGCTATCGGTCGAGTCAATCCGTCAGCTGTAACGGCGAGCTATGTCCCAGGCGATCGGACTAAAGCTATTGTCAGCTCTGACATTATTGAGCTGATCACTCTCTGGAGTTACGGGTATGATCTCAAGGATCAAGATATGCGAGCTCAAGCGATGATCTGTAAATTACTGGATATAAAGATATGAGATACTTTAGTACATTCTCTGGGATCGGAGGTTTTGAGCTAGGTATTGAGCGAGCTTATGAAATCGTACGTCATGCTAACGGAGGTCAGAACGGAGGAGGCAAAAAGAATACGCCGGGAGACGGTCGGAAAGGATTACTGTCCCAGGCGAGGGAAAAAGCTAGTACCTCGAAACGATCAGCTAGTAAACGCCGTGACGACCAGTCTGACTCGAGACCATTATGTGTTGGTTTCTCCGAGATTGATAAATACGCCGCCGAAACTTATCAAAAACACTTTAAGGATCACAAAAATTATGGAGATATCACTACAATCGATGAGGGAGCTCTCCCGGACTTTGACTTACTTGTCGGGGGCTTTCCTTGCCAGGCTTTCAGCATCGCCGGAAAAAGACGAGGGTTCGATGATACCCGAGGTACGCTCTTTTTTGAGCTCGCTCGGATCATTAAACAAAAGCTCCCATCTTATTTACTTTTTGAGAACGTCAAAGGGCTACTATCTCACGACCAAGGGGAGACCTTTAGAACAATCATCGCCGCGCTTGATGAGCTGGGGTATGACTGTCAATGGCAAGTGCTTAACAGCAAAAATCACGGAGTCCCTCAAAACAGGGAGCGAGTCATCATTGTCGGACATCTTAGAGGAGTCACCAGACCAGAGGTATTTCCTTTCGGAGAAAGCGACAGCCTCAATAATGGGAAGGCTCCACAAGGGAACGACCTTGCATACTGCTTGCAAGCGGGAAACGACAAACACAGGGGAAGCTATGTAAGACAGACAAAAGATGGTTTTCATCTAGCACGTAATGATAAAAAGAAAAGCTCTATCCAGGGCACTCACGTTACCTACCCAACAGGGAAGTCGCACGCTCTTAGTACAGGACATAAACCAATGACACTTGAGGACTTACAAATCCGCCGACTAACTCCAACCGAGTGCGAGAGACTCCAGGCGTTTCCAGATGGCTGGACTGAGGGAGCGAGTGATACTCAGCGGTACAAGATGTGCGGTAATGCTGTCACGGTAAACGTAATCGCTGACGTGATGGAGAGGTTTATCAAATCTGTTAAAATCTAATCTATGGCTATAAAAAAACGAGTCAATAATCTCAAGGTCGTAAAGGATGCTACTAATCCGGAGACTCCGGAGGTACTAGCGGCGTCGATCATTGCGATCGATAAGAATCTCCAGGCGATGCGAGAGACTGGTCTGACTGACGATGGTGTTGCTGTCCTGGTTGCTGGGATGTCTCGGAGTGGTGTTACTAAGACTGAGGTCCTCCAGGTATTCGAGGGGCTGGGACGGTTGCGAGGTTATTACGTCAAAAAGTAATGGACTCAATAACCGAGGAGGAGAGTAATGAGTGGGGTCAGATCCTTGATACAATAAAAGCCTCCGAGTAAGAGCTCGGAGTTAAGTACTGGAGATATCACTGAGGCGAACTGAGTCAGTCCGTTAAACGATTGATCTTAAGTTGATACTATCCGTCTGGTCAAATGATGGGCGGTGTATCACCATAAATGACGAAAGGGTCGCTCCCGATCGGTCTCAGTCCAGTACTTAACTCCGAGCTCTTTTTGTTATGTGATAATATGATTGTATGAGTAAGAAAGGATATAGCGGTCGAAAGCCGAAAATCATAAATGGTGAGCCGGTCGTACCATATAAAAAGCGGCGTCATAATAGTACGCCGCTCGCTCCCGGTGGGATGACAACGTACGGACGTCCGGCTTATTATGCGTATCAGATCGAGGACAGTAAGCTCCCGGAGCCGGTGCCTATTCTTAATACTCCCGGCGGATGGTGGGCTAATAAATACAAAGTCGAGAAACTGATCGACGCTTTCCGGATGGACTGTAGTAAAAAAGAGGCTTGCTATTTTGCTGGTATCAGTATCTCTCAGCTCCAGAACTTTATTGACAAACATCCCCACTTTAAGGACGTGATCGATCATTGTAAGGAGGAGCTCGGATATCACGCTCGTCGCAATCTAGCGATGTCGATTAAAGTCCGGGGATCTGTCCAGACGTCTAAAGAGTACCTCGAGAAAAAAGAGCATAAGCAAACTCGTCTCGGTAAGCTAGGGATCGGAGGTGGTGCTCTGGTCGAGAATAATAACGGGATCATCTTTATGGACTTTAGTAATCCAGATCAAAAAGAGCCGGTCCCGATTGATCCGACTAAGGTGCACGTCATCGAGGCTGAGGAGGTAACTGATACTGACGATGCAAAAAGTTAACCATCATTACAAGGATTTATTTATACGACCGCCGGGAGTCCGGTATTTTGTGTTATTCGGAGCTCGATCAGCTGGTCGATCAACCGCTGGATCTCAGCTGATTAAGACTGGTCTGTTTGATACGACTAAGTATTTCCGGTGTGCGATGATGCGGTTTATTTATGGGGATATTAAAAATTCTATATTTCAAGATACACTCGACCGGATCGAGGAGGACGGATCTGATCAGCTCGAGGATTATACTCAGCATGGATCTCCGATTGGTTTTAGCTATAAGAAAAATAAAGTCGTCGGGATCGGTTTTAGAAAATCATCCAGCGATCAAAAGAGTAAGCTCAAGTCTCTCTCTAACTATAACGTCGTCGTCATCGAGGAGGCTGACGAGATTGCTGAGGATGACTTTATGCAACTCGATGACTCCCTCCGTACTAAGAAATCGGATATCATCGTCGTACTCATGCTCAATCCTCCAGAAAAAGATCACTGGATCGTCAAGCGGTTTTTTAATCTGATCGACGTCCCGGATCTCCCTGGTTTTTATGAGGCTGTCAAAAAGCCGGAGCTGACTGACACGGTAGTTATCTCGACCACTTACAAGGAGAATATCCAGAACGTAAATGAGTCATCGATCATCAACTTTGAGCGGTATAAAGAAACTCGTCCCGATTATTATTACAACATGATCCGAGGGTATGTATCGGAGGGAGCTCGAGGTCGTATCTTTAAGAATTGGAGTACCATCTCTGACGCTGAGTTTGATGCTCTCCCGTACCCGGTGACGTATGGTCTCGACTTTGGATTTAGTAACGATCCAGCGGCTCTCGTCGCTACTAAGATGCACAATAATAAAGTCTGGTTTAAGGAGTTGCTGTATGAGACTGGACTGACTAACGTCGGTAATCACTCTCTGAGTAAGCGTTTCGAGGATCTCGGTCTGACTGGTCAAGATCTTATTTATGGCGATAGTGCTGAGATGAAATCTATCGAGGAGCTCTGTCAAGATGGCTGGTACGTCGAGCCGGCTATGAAAGGTCCAGGCTCAGTAAACGCCGGGATCGACTTACTCCAGGGTCTCGAGGTGTTTTATACCGAGTCGAGCTCTAATATCGATACCGAGCGACAAAACTATAAATGGAGACTCGATCGTAATAAGCTCCCGACTGGTAATCCGGAGGATAAATGGAATCACTTGATGGATTGTTGCCGCTATGTAGTGATATCGGGACGTTCCCAATCGTTTGCCGGTTTTGCTGGGTAACAACACAATGGATATGATACAATAAGGTATGTCAAAAAAACCAGAGCAATACTTTAAAGGGAAAAGATATCTTCTACATAATGGAGAAAAGTACTTTAGTCGAGGTACTAAGAGAATGCATCGTGATGTATATGAATATTATAATGGTTTACCTCCTAAAGGTATGCACGTTCACCATATTGACGGTGATAGTTTAAATAATGATATAAAAAATCTTGAACTAAAAAATCCAGCAAATCATCTTAAGGCTCATATGACTCAGGAAAGACGAGACCGAGCAAGAATACATATGCTTAATATCAGTCCACTAGCTAAGGCATGGCATAAATCTAAAGAGGGTAGAGAATGGCATAAAGAAAACGGCAAAAAATGTTGGGAAAATAAAATCTTTAAAGATAGAGTATGCGCACACTGTAAAAAAATATATTCTACAAAAACTTTTGATTCAAGAGCTCGATTTTGTCATTTAAATTGTAAAATGAAAGCTAGGACAAGACGACTGAAAGGTCTGGCAGAAGATTATATCTTTTAAGAGTGTGATATCATGTAAACATATGAAAGAAGAAACAATAGACTTTAAAAAGCTCTTGCCTAATGGTCAATTAGTAGATCGAGACTATATAACTCTGGAAGAAATATGTCCGTCACTAAAACCCACACTGGAAGCGGTTACTAAAATTAAATTATGAACACTAAAAAAGCTAAAAAGCTCCGGCAATATACACGCCGGGAGGTACGTACAAGTCTAGGCGAGGGGATGTCAGTGTTATCAGAAATCGTCCGTCCTCGACCGAGATGGATCTCTAAGCGGATATGGATCTGGGCGTACGCTCCCCTTTTTCCTAAGCAATACCGAGCAATGATATACAAGTACCTCGACTAACGTGCTATTATTTTGGTATATGAGTTTATTCAAAGATATTGCCGGGATGTTTTCCAGTCAAAAGTACATCGGTCTCCTTTCCGGTAACTTACCATCGTCAACTCGATGGGGTGCTAGTGATTATCTCAAGGCTGTTGATATCAGTTTGTATACTGATCGAGCTATTTCTAAGCGAGCTGAAAAAGTGGGAGAGGTGGAGTGGATCGTAAAAGATAAACTCGGTGAGCCGATCCTCGGTCATCAAGTGCTCGACGTGCTCAATTTTCCTAATGACTATTACTCAGCTCCTCAGTTTTGGGGTCTCTACCAAAAGTATTACGACGTCATCGGTACGGCGTACATCGTCAAGGATATCGGGCGTGAGTTATTCGAGTCGACTCGAGTAAAGAAACTCCATCTCTTACGACCAGATATGGTCAAGCCTATTTATGCTAAAGACAACTCGTATATCGATCACTACGAGTACCGTACTAATAACGGGACCATCCGATATGAGGCTGAGCAAATCGTAATGATCTTTAATCCGGATATCTCTAATCCGCTCCAGGGTCGGTCGCTCCTTAAGTCTGGTATCCAGACAATCCAAACGGAAGTCCAGATCAGTGCGTACCATTCTCGAGTACTAGAGAACGGAGGTAAGGTCGAGGGAGTGTTTAAGTTTAAGACTCCTCGTCTGACTCAAGAGCAACTCCAGCAACTTAAAGACGATTACGCTAAAGAGTACGCTGATGCTCGGAAAGCTGGGACTCCCCTCTTTTTAGGTGGCGACTCTGATTACATTCGTACCGGTCTCACTCCGGACGAGCTGTCTTACCTTGACGCTAAAAAAATGACGCTCGAGGATATCATCATTATGACTGGAGTGCCTAAGCCTCTCCTTGGATCTTTTGATGATATCCAGTTTAGTAATGCGGATGCGGCGATCCGGATCTTTTTACGTGAGACTATTAAGCCGTTACTCGGAAATCTAGCGACGGCTCTTGATCGTACTATGGTCGCTGAGGGAGAGCGTCTGACGTTTGTCGATCCTACTCCAGAAAATCTCGAGGATAAAATTAAAGAGACTGAGAGTGGTATTAAAAATTACTTTATGACTATCAATGAGGCTCGAGCTCGTCATGGTTTCGAGGAGCTCCCAGACGGAGACGTAATCATGGTGCCGTTTAACATGATGCCGCTCGGTACTGATCTCAAGGCTAAAGCTGATGATACTCAAAAGAGAATCAAGTCCACTAAAGAAATCCTCCATCCTCTCCGGGATGAGGCGGTGCGTAAAAAGTACGGCGAGACTAAAGCTAAAAAAGAGGACAGTCAGATTGTCGGATTTAATGAGACTGTCAAATCTTATATGGAGGCTCAGCGTGATCGACTGATTAAGACTATTGATACTCGTAAGAGTTTTAAGACTAAGACTCTCCTTGATGATACGTTTAATATCGAGCTCGAGACTAAACTCGCTAAGGCGTCATTTTTACCGACGCTCGCTAGTTTACTAGCTGAGGCTGGAGATGAGGCTATGGCTCTCGCTGGATCATCTTTTGCTTTCAACGTGACGGCAAGTATTACAACCTGGATGGATAAACGCCTGGACGATGCTGGTCTGTCTATCAATACAACAACTCATAAGCAACTCGCTAAGCAATTCGAGGAAAGTTTTGCGGCTGGAGAAACTCGAGACCAACTGATCGGACGGATCGAGGCAACGTATGAGGGTATCAGTACTGGACGAGCGGCGTCGATTGCTCGGACTGAGGTACATAACGCTAATCAGTTTGGAACGATGGAGGGATACAAACAGGGTAATCTCCCGATTAAGATATGGGTGTCAGTGACTGACGCTAATACTCGAGGTAACGATCCAGATGATATCGCTAATCATCTCGAGATGGATGGTGAGGAGGTACCGCTCGAGATGCCTTTTAGCAATGGTCTGATGTATCCCGGCGACTCAAGAGGATCAGCGGCTGAGACGATAAATTGTAGGTGCCAAATATAATCGTATGGTATTATTAAAGATATAAATTATTAAGCGTATGCCTAGAATCAAATCCGGACAAAAATCACTCACCTCATTTCCAGTCGAAATCAAGGAGATCAATAAAGAGAAGTACACGCTTACAATGGTAGCGTCGTCTCAAGATGTCGACCGTCACGGCGATACTATCCTCCAGGACGGATGGGATCTTAAGCACTTTAAGAAAAATCCAGTCATCCTCAACTCGCACAATTATAACGATGCGACTGAGGTTATCGCTCGAGCGACTAAGACCTGGATCGAGGGTAAGGGTAAAAAATCTAAGATGCTCCAGACGTGGGAGTTTGCGGTTGACGCTAATCCGAAAGCTAA